AAGAGTGCACCGTAATCATACAGCAGTGTCTCGAAGTACAATGCTTTGTGCTGCACACTCTTGACTGATATCCATGTGCCAGGTGTGATCTCACCATGACCTTTTTGATGGTCGTATAAAAATTCTTTTTTTACAAACACCGAGTACGGTGGTAAATTATGCACAAGAAATGACATTACTTTTTCATTTGTGATTGTATATCGTTGAGAACTTTTTTCATATTAGAGAAGACAGTTCCCATGTCTGAACCTCCAAACCCCATGTCCTCTGCATTGCTTTGAATTTTCTCTACCATTCTTCTTGCTTCAGAATCTTCTGATAGAGTCATTCTTGTCCACATTATCTGTTGTTTATCCAAGAGTTCTTTGACAGTATCAATGTGAATTACTTTTGCCTCGTCACTTAGGTGTGGAAACTTTATTATAACATCCATCAACTCTTTTTGCATCTCTTGGATGTCTTGCATCTCGTTTCTTACCATCTCTGATTCAAAAAACTCACTCATAGACTCAAAAGGTGCTCCCTAAATTTTTTCTTGTCAATATTTAGAAATGGTAGATACTTCCTAATTTTCATGCCGACTGACTTCCATACAGGGTCATCAATCTTGACATCATAGTCCTTACAGTATGAAAATAACTTCTCATAGATACACATCTCTTCTACACTCACGTTACCTGCCAAGTGTTCCTTGAGTATGGGTGGGTGACCTTTTGATGCATCAAAAAATTCTTCTAGATTATACGTTGAGAACATGTTCTCAGAACTCTGTTTGAAATTGTAAAACAAACTTTGTTGTCTTCTCTGCCAATCTTTGTAGACAACCTCTCCTGACCTAATCATGTTACCTATCCAGACACCTTGTGGATTATCTGTAGCTACAAAGTTAGCAAGGAAGAAGTCACACACCTCATCATCTTTGTATTTTCTTGACGTTTTCTCGAAGAAGTATCGATCCTTTCTCTTGTAAAAAGAATCTATCTTTGCCCTTGAATTACCTCCATACCTATGGTAATCATACTTCTCTTTCGTGAAGTGATTCTTGAATGCAAGGTATTGTTTGTAGGTATCAAATGGTGTCATACTGAGGGGCAACTTTCTTCACTCCTGATAATTGTTTGTTTGCTCTATACCATACAGGATCAGCATTACACTTAGTACAAATTTCATGTGGTGTAATAACTTGATGTGCCATAGCAAAGAGTTGTTCTATCGGTGCATCAATTGGTGTTGCATAATAGTTCAAATACTTTTGCCACTTTGGATCATCTAATTGACCTGTGGATGTCAGTGTCTCATGTAAGTAAGCGATACTTGGGCACTTCCATAGTTTACCTGAGTATAACTGAAGATTAGGTGCTGTGCAATATGAGAATGATTCTTCTGCACTTCCACTCTCCCATGGATAGAACTTCTTTCCATCCCATTGTAGCAAATCAAACCACCAATCGTCCCATGGTTCTGATATCTCAAGAGTATTTTTTAGATCAATACCCTCTTGCTTTGCCACCTTGATAAGATCATGCACATTATCATATGTTCTTCTACCTATCTTATTCAATGGACTTTGATGTAGACTTATTCTAAGTATGGTTCCTCTCTTCATGTGTTCCAGTATCCAATCTTGATTCCTTGGTAGAAGTAATCCATTGGAAAATATTTTGATGAATACTTTATCTTGATAGTAGTCTTCAAGAAGATTCAACACCTCTTCGCTTCTTGGTTCTAACAGTGCCTCACCGCCAAGCACACTAGCGTGTGACCACACATGTATTCGAGGGAGAAGTATCTCTAAATCTTTTAGTAGAGAATCTATCGATAGGTCACTGCCTGGTGCCAACACACCGCTATGATGATTACACCCCTTACATGCTAGGTTACATCCATTGTGAGAATGTATACTCAACATCCTGAAAGTTGGTTTCTCTAGCGACCTTTCATAGACATCACTTGGTTGTGGTTGGAAGTTTTCATGATAGTATTCTATGAACTCTCTGAAGGGAGACCATCGCCCTTGTTTCTTTCTCTTACGATGTAGTCTAGAGGATGCTTCAATATAGTCTTGTTTATTCATACATTCCTCTTCAACTTTGGATCGAGTTGTACGTTAGCAGTGTACCACTGTGGGTTTGAAGGACACATCTCACAAATCCAGTGTGGTTTTGTAACCTCATCGACTGCCTGATGTAAGTCCTCTGGTGGTTCATACTTCAAATATTTTGCCCATGCAGGGTCATCTAATTGATTCGATGCCTCTAGTGATTCTCTTAGATATGCAATCATACTACACTTCCACATCTTACCCTTGTAAAAATTAGCATTGGGGCATGTACAGTGCTTGAAACTTTGATCAGGGTCTCCTTGCTCCCATGGATAATATTTCACACTATCACTTTTTATTTCATATCTCAAAATATCAAACCACTCTCGCTTGTCACCATTAGGATACCTTGCTGCCTCTGAGAACTCTAGTCTATTGTCTGTGTCTACACCTCTATCCTTACAGTACAGTATAAAATCATATGCATTTTCCCACTCCTTTCTACCAATGGCACTGTACCATGTTCTATGAAATGTGAGTCTGAAATCAACTCCTCTCAACATCTCGTCAACTATCCACTCCTTACACTGCATCAACCTTGAACCATTACTAAACAACTTGACATCACATGGTTGTCCTGTGCTCACAACTAATTCTCTTGTCCTCCTTGTTACCTCCTCTGTTCTAGGTTCAAGTAATGGTTCACCACCTATAATACTGACATGACTCCACACATATATCTTAGGTAAAATCTCCTCAAGATCTTTGAGTAGTTGATCTATGTCTAGTCCACTCTTTATACCTAGAAGACTACTATTATGATTACATCCCTTGCAACTAAGATTACATCCGTTCATGGTGTGAACAGCAAGAACTCTAGTTGTAGGTCTTTCTTTTTCTAATATCTTTATCTCTTTGTCTGTAACTTTTTTGAAGTTACTAATCCAAAATCCTCTTTGTTTTCTGATGTAATTTACCTTATACATCAACTCATCAAGACCATGCTTGATACGCATGGCACCCATCATTTTTTCTTTTTGTTTTATATCAGTGTCAATCTCTTGACCATGCCACAACATTAGATAATAAACTTTGCTCTTGAAGTCCTCTTCAAATAATTTAGGTTCATTGCAGTACCTTTCAACTTTTCTTTCATTGGTTTAGTGATCAATTTAGAGACAGACTCAATCTCTATACTATTCTCTTCACAATAATGACATATTGCTTCTATATAATTCATATCAATATTATTTTGAACAAGATTCTCAATATCATTTGTAAATTTGTCTTGACATAGGAACTTGTTCTTCAACACTGCCCTCATTTCAGACCTAGTTTTTGCTTTAGTTTTGGTTGCCATTGAGTTTGTCCTCTACAAATTTTTCGATGTACTTGATTAGTAGTTTCATATACTTCATTTTATCATACTCTTCGTAAACAGTCACCTCACCATTCTCACAAGTCATGAGAATAACAAGTTTTTTTACAGGTATATCTGTCAACTCGTAAAACATACAAGCATATGCTGCTGCTTGTACAAAATAGTTCTCTATCCACTCTCTTGGTTTGGGTTTCGCTGCAGTTTTGAAATCAATAATAGATAATTCACCATTATACTCTGCTATACAATCAACAGTTCCAGCAACACCCAATTCATTGCTGTATAAACTTTTCTCTAGTGCGTAGATATTATTTATATTTTGTAACACTTTTTTTGCTTGAGTGAAAAGCATCTTGGTGCTAGGATTGTCCAACTGCACCTCCTCATTGAGAAGATGTTTTTCTATAAGTTCGTGTGTAGCAGTGCCTCTAGTGGTGGCACGTTTTGTGATTCTATTTGCCTCCGCATCACCAACTTTCTTCCTCCACTCAACAAATATATGTTTGTTAAAGTGAGAAGTGACCGAGGTGATTGACACCATGGGTCTGTCATTTACATTGTAGTATCGAACTCCATCAATACTCTTCCTACTCAAATTGGGAAGGTCACATTCTACATGATTGAACATCACATACCTAGTTCTATTTTACAGGTGATATAACTCTTGACAAGACCTGATCTCACGATGTCACTGACATCAAATTCAACTAAATCAAACTCAGGCATACGTGTGATGATCTTTTGAAAATCAAGGATGCCATTCTTCTCATTAGTTTTTATGAGATCGGTTTGTGCCACGTCTCCGCAGAACATTATCTTAGTGTCTTCACCTACTCTTGTTATTATA